TCAACGGTCTAAAAGGTCTCTTCATGGAGCACAATTTCAGTGTTCCTGAAGAAAAATTCAACCTGCTTGATGGTATGGCAGGTGAATTAGATGAAATGGAAACAAAGCTCAACGAACAAATCGACGCTAATGTCGCTCTTAACAAGCGTATTGGCGAGTTTGTTAAAATGGAAATTGTGAACGAATGCGCCGCTGGTCTCGCAGAGACTCAAAAGGAGAAGCTTGCTTCCCTGGCAGAGGGTGTTGAGTTTGAAACTGAAGAAGATTTTCGTAAGAAAGTCGAAACGATTAAGGAATCCTACTTCACTAGAAAGGCTGAGGTTGCTGAGTCAGTAACTGAACCCACTGAAGAAAGTTCGGAACCCCTTGTCGAAGATACCACGAGCACCACGATGTCGAAGTATGTCGATGCTCTCGCTCGCTGGTCCAAATAATTAAAACTACTTACTTTTCGGAGAAACAAATGTCTTTACAACAACTCCAGGAGAAGTGGGCACCCGTTCTGAGTCACGATTCTCTTCCCGAGATCACAGATTCTCATAAGCGCGGCGTTGTTGCACAACTCCTCGAAAACCAAGAAAGAGCACAAGCAGAAGAAGGTCAGATCCTGACTGAGACTCTGCAAACCACAGGTTATACTGGTAGCGACACAGCTACTGGCGCTACCGCAGGTTTCGACCCTGTTCTGATCTCCCTGATCAGACGCTCTATGCCCCAACTGATCGCCTATGATATCGCTGGCGTTCAACCGATGACTGGTCCTACTGGACTGATCTTCGCAATGAGAACTAACTACGGTTCTGAGCGTAGACCTGCTGAGTCTGGTTACGACGAAGCATTCTTCAACGAGCCTAACGCAGGTTTCTCTGGTGGTGCTGGCACTTCCTACGATCCTGGCGCTTCTAGCTCTGCTAACAACGATGCTGAGGGCACCAACCCTGCACTGCTGAACGATTCCCCTGCTGGAACCTATGAGCAGACTGCAGACGCAACTGGCATGACCACTGCAACTGTTGAAGGTCTCGACGACGCTACCTCTGGTTCTGAGTTCCGCGAGATGGGCTTCAGCATCGAGAAGGTTACTGTAACCGCTCGTGCTCGCGCTCTGAAAGCAGAATACAGCATCGAACTCGCACAAGACCTGAAGGCAATTCATGGTCTGGACGCCGAGCAAGAGCTCAGCAACATTCTCTCTACTGAGATCCTTGCTGAAATCAACCGCGAAGTTGTTAGAACTATCTACACCAACGCTGTTGCTGGCGCTCAGAACAACACTGCTACTGCTGGTAAGTTCGACCTCGATGTCGATTCCAATGGTCGCTGGTCTGTTGAGAAGTTCAAAGGTCTTCTGTTCCAGATTGAGAGAGATTGCAACGCAATCGGTCATCAGACTCGTCGCGGGAAGGGCAACATCCTGATCGCTTCTGCTGATGTCGTCTCTGCTCTCGGCATGGCAGGCGTTCTCGATTACGCTCCTGCTCTGGCTGGTAACAACGGTCTTGTCCCCGATGACAACTCCTCCACCCTGGTTGGCACCCTGAACGGTCGCATCAAGGTCTACGTTGATCCTTATTCTGCTAACGTTGCTGATAAGCACTACTACGTTGCAGGTTATAAGGGCACTTCTCCTTATGACGCAGGTCTGTTCTATTGCCCCTACGTCCCCCTCCAGCA